TTACCAAGCCCTCAGAGGTTCCTTTGATGCTCCTGTAAAGATTTCCAGTTTCAAATAGTGGCTTTGTTCCACCAGTTCCTTTTCTTTTTCTACGATTTATAGTTTGTTTTTTTAATCCAGGAGGAACGCCTCTGTCTATGTTCTCTTTTGATCCCTTTTCAGAGCTTCTAGCATATCTTTGGGTATATTTTTCTATTATCTTAGGCATTTCATTACCTAGTTTCCCAAAATCAAAGTTTACAGATATATCTACTTTCATTATTGCTTTTCTGGCTCTTGAGGATTTTCTCTATCGTTTACAGATGCGTTTTCATCTATAATTGATTGTGCTTGATCAATAGTTAGATCTTTATTTTCTCTAACCATTATTTTTGCTCTCGTAATAAGATTATTTTGAATATCGAATGTATCTTTCATTATTTGGTCAGAAACTGTTTTAGGATACTCTACCTCATAGAAATCAACTCCAAATTCTTCAGGCATAGATATTCCATTGTATTCAGCAATTACCTTCTCTACTTCGTAAAATTCTTTTTCGTACATTCTCCAAAGTGCTATATCATCGTAGTAGTCTTCTTTTCTGTCTAAGTCTTTAATCATAAGAGATATTCCACTAGGTACTTCCCCACCAGATTCAGCAAACTGTATAAATAAATGATTATTTAAGGCAACTAACTCCATTTGAAACTTTATGTTTTCTATTGCCTCCATGATATTGCCACTTGGGCTTGTTATGTAAGCACCATCTTCACCCATGTCAAGAATTGTATTAGAACCAGCTCTTAACATACTTTGATCTGCCTGGAGTCCTGTAACCCAGGGTTGCCCAAACATATTAAACCTCATACCTAAATTCATTTCTGTAAGTGCTATATTTACTTGTTCATTGCAATTTACAATATCAGATGCACCCTCAACATAGAAAGAATCTATTTGGTCTTCTCTGTGAGTAAAAACAAATGGAATAATGCCGTAAGGATTTTCTAGTCTTTCAATTACCTTGCCTTCCTCATTCATAATACCATAGCTATCTTGCTCCCAAAATTCCCACTGTAAAACATCGGTGTTTGATAAGTCAGATGTGCTATTTAGAAGAGGATATACAATAGAGCTTGGCTTGAAAGGATTTTCGTCAAAATAAACTTCATAGTAATAGATAGGTCTGTAGTCAAATACGCCATCCATCCAATACACTCTATTGGCTATGCTTCCTAGAAGACGAGTCATTCTTTCAGAGTGTTTCATCCTAACATCTTTGTTTACAATCAGTTCTTCATATTTTTCCGTTGCATCTCCAACATTTCTTTTAGCACCAAGCGTGTATATTCTGCTAATTTTGTTTATAAACTTTTTAGTAAAGTTAGTTAGAGTAGGTGGAATTTCTTGAAAGGCATCTCCTGTAAAGTAATTTCTTATATAATGTTCGGTTGACATACCACAATAGTAGTCAAGATACTTTCTTATTTCCTTTCTTCTTTCATAGGACATCATTAATTTTGTCTCTGAAAGTTTATCCTTCATCATTTCTTCTATCATCTTTGAATCCTTTTCATTTCTTGGTTTCTCATTGGGAATCTATTTATTATAAAATACCTAAAAGCATCATTGCCATGATCATGGTATCCATCTTTTATAGGCTCTTCTTTTATTGGTTTTCCATCTTGTGTTTCTGGATACCTGTATTCTTCAAAATCTTCTATTAACTCAGTGCATTTTCTATCAACATGGATTCTCCTAACTCCATCTGCACTTTCAAAAAATCCTCTAGTGTATGCAACGCTATTTATTATGTTTCTGCTTATTCTATCTCTGGTTGATAGTATTCTTATTCCACTTCTTCTAAATATTTCCATATCTCCTCTACCAGACTGCCCTTGAACATTGGAACCAGCAGGATCGCCATAATATGACATAATTGGGTATCCTTTTGTTTTTATCATCTTAATTAAGTCTTCTGTCTTAATATTTTCTTTATGTAGTATGCAATCAAATATTCTTATATGCTCTATGTCTCCATCCCAATAAGTTTGCATGAATAAAACTGCTGGCATCCTGTATCCAAAATCAACAGAACAATATGTGGGTAAATCTGGATTATACGGAAAGCTGCCAACGTCTAGTTCCTTGTTAAAATTCCAAACCTTACCCTCAAAAACAGAAAATTTTGCACCAAATTCTTGATCAAACAATTCTTTTGACATATTTCTTTTTCTTTCAGAGATAGCAGGGTCATTTAACCCCAGGGGAAACTCGTACTGATTAATCCAAGATGGTGAAGTGTGGCTTTCCCATAACGGATCTTCTGAACCAAGTTTAAATAAGTCATATATCCAATTCCTTCCTTCTGGCGTTGTAATGAAAATAACTTTACCTTTTCTACCTGCTACAGTTGGAGATAAATACATATCCCAAATCTTTTTATTCATTTTGGCAACCTCATCTATTACAAGTAGGTCAAGCCCCTCCCCCACAAGGCTTGAGGGATTATCTGCTGACATACCTTCTACGATAGTTCCCCACTTAAATCTAATATACATATCTTTTTCTGATGCTTTATCAACATCTTCAGGATGACCTATGACCATTCTTTGCCAAATTTCACGAAATATAAGCCTGGCTTTTTTGTATGACATACCAACAACCCATACACGCTTGTTTGGTTGCGATGCTACATAAGTTGCCTCCATAGCACTAGCCCAGGTTTTTCCAAATCTTCTTCCACATACTACAACCTGGAACCTGGCATCCCTCTTTTGGGGATAGTGCAAGGGCAACTGACCATTGTGCGGTTTATAACCTAAATATTCAAACCACTTTTTCTTAAATTCGTAATTTTTTTCTTGCATTAGATTACTTAACTAACTTACATTATAGCGTAACTTTAATGCAAGGTAAATTCTTGTATATTTAATAACTCACTGAAGAGGTAAAAATGTCTGAAGAAACGACCATCGAGCCAGATGTAAAACAGGAAGCCGTCACTAAAGACGAAAACAATGTACCAATTTCAAGATTAAATGAAGTTATTTCAGAAAGAAATGAACTTCGTGAAATGCTTGAATCTTTTAAAAGTAAAGAGGAAGAGAGTAAGAGAGCAAAACTTCAAGAAGAAGAGAAGTGGCAAGAACTGAACGCAGAGCTTGTTAAACAGCTTGAATCTTACAAACCTTACAAGGATAGATGGGATTCAATGGATTCTCGACTTCGTGAAGGTGCTTTGGCTCAACTTCCTGAATCGAAACGTGAAAAATTTGCCAATGTCGAAACTGAAGTTCTTTTAAGTATTGTTGAAGAGTTTACTGAAGTTGAAAAAGTAAACCCACCAGACAAAAAAGGAACAATCCCTACTGAGAAAGTTGGAGATTGGACTAAGATGTCTAGTGAAGAAAGAAGAAAGAACTGGGGTACGATATTGGAATCCTATATGAAGAGGTAATAAAAAATGTCAAAACATTATCAAGGTAGTGCAGTTACCAACACAACTGACCAGCATTTCATTCCTGAAATTTGGGCAGATGGTATCTATAAATATTTTGAAAGAAAATCTGTTTTTCGTGGTTTAGTTGACGATTACTCAGCATTGTTTGCAGGAAAAGGCTATGGAGACGTTCTTCACATTCCTGAAATGAGCTTGATTAGTGCTAGTGATAAATCTGCTGGTGCTGATGTTAGTTATGATGCAACTGCAACTACAGAAACTCAGTTAACAGTTAATAAGCACAAATATGTCGCAAAATTATTCGAAGATTTGACTTTGATTCAATCAGAGGCAGATTTAGTAGAAAAATACTCAAGGATGATGGGTGAGGCTCTTAGCCGTCAAGTTGATGCTGATATATGGACTGAACTACAAAGTTTAGAAGACTCACTGAATCTTTCAGCAGATGATACTCTAACTGCTGGAAAATTTGAAGAAGCATTAGCAACTTTAGGTGAAGCAGATATTCCTTATATGGATGGAGAGTGTGCAATGGTTGTTAATCCAACTCTTTTTGCTGACATCTTGAATCCTTCTGCTGGTATCGCACAATACTTTATCAGAAATGATGCAGTTGGCGAAGGCAACAGAGGACTGCGTTCAGGTCTTGTTGGTTCACTTTACGGTATTGACGTATATATGTCAAATACTGTGGACACAGCAAACGAAGGTGGAGCAGGAACTAACACAATTAGTGGAGCTATTTTTCATAAATCAGCCGTAGCGTTTGCATCTCAGCAAGACGTTAGGGTGCAGAGCGAATACTCGATTGATGCTTTAGGTACTAAAGTTGTCGCAGATTTGCTTTATGGTGTGAAAAGAATAGACGATACAGATAATAAGAAAGGTCTTAAAATCCGTAACGCTTAAATAGCATTCTGAAAATATTGGGGGTGTATCTATTATGCCCCCAATAAACTGAGGTTAATATGCAATATTGGAAACATAAAAAATCGGGAAAAGTCGAAAGAATTGAATCAACAGTTGTTTTTGAGCATCCTGAAAAATTAGAAGAACTCAAAAAAGATTACGAACAAGTAAGTGGAGAAGATAATTGGACTCCATACGAAGAATCAGTTGAGGAATCTTCAGAAGAAGAATAAATTAAATAATCACAAGTCTCGTTCACGCTTGTGTCATAGCTTAGAGAGGGAGAGAAATGGCAGACCTACATACACATTCAGTACAAGAAGCAGTAAACGCTACAGTTGGTGGTAAATGGACAGTATCATCAGCAGGAACAGCAGGAAGTTCAGCAGACGTAGCAAACACATCACATAAACTACTATTAGGTAGCACATCTACATTAGGGGTATATTCAGCAGTTGAAATATATTATAACTTTACTATATCTGAAACCA